GTCGCACCAATTGCGTTAAGATTCGCGGGACTGATCTCGCGGTGTGGTATACGCCAGCAATTGGACCTCAGCGTGATATGTTACAGTACTATCCGGAGGACATTAATGAACTCAAGAAGCTTGAGGTCTACATGTTGCAGAATTTTGAAGGACAATTTATCAAAACTGCAAAGTTTACCGCCGTTCGTGGACGAGTTATTACCACGGAAGGAGGAACTTTCAACGGATTGAAGTACAACTTCCCTGGAACTACTAAGGGAGGTATGTGCATGTCTGTGCTTGTTGGCAACGCCCAAGGAGCACCATTTATTGCCGGACATCATGTTGCCGGTAAGGGTTCCGTTGCAGCTGCTGCATTTGTTACACGCAGTCAGTTGCTTGAAGCGTGTGCAGAGTTGGACACTCGTCCTGGGATTTTGTTATCCCATTCTGCCACTCCTTTTGACACTAAAATCATGGATGTCGATGTTGGGCCTTTGAAGGCCCCCCATGAAAAGTGTCCTTCTCGTGTTACGCCAGCTGGATCGAAGATGAGGATCCATGGCGAGCACAACCAATCTCGATCATCACCCAGTTCCGCTGTGGTTACAGCTGTTATTTCTCCGTTCGTTGAAAAGATTATGAACATCAAGAAGCAGCATGGAAAGCCGCATGATTTGGGATCGATTGATCACAAAATTTTGGACATGAGTGGCAAGGTTGATACCGCCACAAAGTTCGACCCACAGTTAGTTCAACGTGCCTACACGGATTACTCGAAGCAAGTGCTAGAAGGAATTACGGAACAAGAACTGAGGCAAGTTGGAAAAGTGTCAGATGATGCCAATCTTGCTGGTCTAGACGGAGTCGTTGGAGTGAATGCAATGAATTTTAGCACCTCCATGGGTTTTCCGTTTAAGGGCCCTAAGACACAGGTCGTCAGTAAGACTGATCGCGTAGTTGACGGTATTTCATGTCCTCGCGATTGCGACGATTCTATTTTGAATGAAGTCGCGCGACTAGAGTCCATCCTACTTAAAGGAGAGTCGATTAACACTGTTTTCAAGGGATCTTTGAAGGATGAGCCGACCAAGCTCACCAAGAAGAAGGCGCGCGTTTTTGCTGCCGCCAATATGCCCATGATTATGATGACACGCAAGTATTTTCTTAGTATTGCCGCATTATTTCAGCGCAATAAGAATCTCACGGAGTGTGCCGTCGGAACAGTTGTTCAATCGCCGGAGTGGACCGATTTGTTCGAACACATCGGTAAGTACGGTTGGGACCGTGCGATCGCAGGAGATTATGCTAAGTTTGATGGACGTATGAGCCCCGAGTTCATGCTCGCGGCTTTCAAGCTTCTTATCTCTATTGCGGAACGATCTGGCAATTATGATGCCGATGACCTAGTCATTATGAGAGGCATTGCCTCCGAGATCACTTACCCAACTTATGATTACTTTGGAACTTTAGTCCAGTTTTTCGGATCTAATCCGAGCGGACATCCACTTACAGTTATCATTAATTCAGTAGTCAATTCGCTGTATATGCGATATGTTTATTTTAAGATTGCTGAAGATGACAAGTGGTGGAGTGTACCTAAGTATTCTGACGTGGTTGCACTTATGACGTATGGTGATGACAACATTATGACAGTCAAGAAGGGCTATGATGCCTACAACCACACCCGGATTGCCCAGGAATTTGCCGCTGTTGGCATTACCTACACTATGGCTGAGAAAGAGGCTAAGAGCGTGCCGTTCATTCATTTGAGCAGCGCTTCTTTCCTTAAGCACTTTGCCGTGTGGGATCCTGAGTTTAACTTGTACCGGTCCATCATTGAGGACGGGAGTATCGCTAAGATGCTCCACGCCCATCTCGAATCCAAGGTTTTGAACATGGAACAGTCTAGCGCTGAAGCCATTAAGAATGTTGCCTTGAAGTATTTTGAGTCGGGTCGGGAAGTTTATTCCGAGAAAGTCGCTTTGTTGGAGAAGGTTGCTGATGCAGCCGGAATTGGAGGATATTTGGAGCCAATTCCCACTTATGACGAGCGCAAGGCTGCTTATGCTGCAAAGTATGACGTAGTCCTTAATTCTCAGTCGGGAAAGCCTGAAAAGGCCATGATCTCGACACATGAGAATGAATTACAGGAGCGTGTCATTAAGCTCCTCGGTAAACCTACCGCACAGGAATATCCTGTGATTGCCGATAATTATGGCAAGGGCGATCTTTTGTATGCAGAGGATAACGAATTTTTCATTGTTATTGAGACCAAGTCATTGGTCGATCGTAAACCTCAGCGTAATAAAGTTCGTAATCAGTCTCGCAAATACGCGCAAGTTATTAGCGTTTTGCAGCCAGAAGCGACAGTTATCGCAATGGTATATTCTGAATACGGATTTGAGCTCGTTAAAGTCTTTGGTAAGAGAACCATGGACATCCCATCACAGTGGGCTGATTTCATGAATTATTTCAATTACCAGAGCGTTTTGCCAAAGGAGTAATCCTGCGGCTCCGGTTGGGCACTTACCGTATAAAATGTGTCATTGCGTTCCCTCATGCAATTAAAACCAAATTTGGGCTATGTTACTGTATAACGGTAGCGTTTTAGGAGCTGAATTGCCTATTTCGTTATGACAGCGTAACATAGAAGACTATGGGACCAGAGCCCTTATGTTATCTAGCATAGCAGTTTGTCACTGCAAAAAGTTTAGCACTCCTTCGACGGATTAATCAACCTGACGAGTGAACATTTTTAAATTGATTTCTAATTTTGATACTATTTTTGAACAGACTCCAACTGTACCAAATGGAAGGGAATATGATTGGGACGCTCCCTTGAAACGCGTCCCAAGTTTTGATATGAG